CCGATCTAATCCAGTGGGAACAATTTTATAAATTCAATGCTCCCCGTAACAACATTTTCAGATTATCAAGCCCTTGGATATGAACAAGGTAGTGTAAATAATAACTTATCATTCGCATCCACGGATATAACATCGGCGGATTTTCTGCGACCCACGACGGTTAATCTTGTTCCAAACGTCGGCTCTTATTCCGGAATAAATGGGAACGCCCGGAACAACTGGTTGATCGAGGCCGGATCACATCAACAAACGGCGGCAAACTACGATGCGGCAAAAGTCTTAACCACCGCAACACCGCCCGGAACATTCGACGAGGAATCTAGAAACGTTGGTACAGATGCAAACAACATCATCACTGGATACTCTATCAAAATTCAAAACAACACAACAAATGGAACTGCAACCCGAGAGACACATACGTCGGATCAAGTTCTGAAATCCGCTGGTGGCAATTATAACGATGATAATCTAATCATAGGGAATGTCAAGTCCGGGACGGCGTTCGGTATATCGCTTACCGGAACATATAACAATGCAACTAATCCGGATTATGTCCTTTCCTCTCAAGGTGGTAATTGGGTTGACACGGGAGTCGTAGCAGGAAATCTCAAATCGGGAATTACAGCCGGTGTCGCTAATGTAATTGTAGGAACGTTGATAGAGGAATCTCATTCTGCGAATCAGATTATTAAATCTGCGGGTGGAAATTATAACGATGATAACCTTATAGTCGGAAATGTTAAATCGGGAATAGCATTTGGAATCTCCCTGACGGGAACATATAATAATGCCACTAATCAAGATTATGTCCTATCGTCCCAAGGTGGTAATTGGGTAGATACAAACATTACGGCGGAAAACTTGAAGTTTGGAGTTACTGCTGGAGTTTCTAATTTGATAGTCGGAACATTAATCGAAGAACAGCATACGGCAGATCAAGTCCTAAAATCCGCCGGAGGAAACTACAATGATGATAGTTTGGTAATTGGAAATGTTAAATCCGGAATAGATTTTGGAATATCATTAACCGGAACGTTAGAGGGGGAAATTCATACTTCTGATCAAATAGTATCTTCGGCTGGAGGGACGTGGGATATATCAAATATAATTGCAGATAATCTTCGAAAAGATATAACGGCCGGTGTGTCGGATGCAATTGTAGGAACACTTATTGTTGAATCTCACACAAACGATCAAATTATAAAATCGCAAGGTGGAAATTGGGACGACACGTATGCAATTGCAAATAACATTCGAAATGGAATTCAATTGGGACTATCGGCCTCACCAATTGTTGGAAATATAGTATTAACAACATCCGATAATATATTAGTGGGAGTTGGAATTGGTTCAAACGGATCAGAGATAACAGGATCATTTGATGAAGCTTCTAGAAATGTTGGAACAACTGCAAATAATATTATAACCGGAAATTCAATAAAAATTCAAAATAACACAATAAACGGAACAGCAATACGCGAAGCACACACGGCGAATCAAGTGCTAAAGTCAGTCGGGGGAAACTATAACGATGACAATTTAACCATTGGTAATATAAGATCAGGAATTTCTTTTGGTATTTCGCTTGTTGGTACTCTTATAGAAGAAGCTCATACTTCTGGACAAATTTTAAAATCTGCTGGTGGGGGTTATAATGATGATAATTTAGTTCCCTCAAATATTAAAAACACAATTGGATTTGGATTATCTTATACAGGTACACTGAAGAGCACGGACCCAGGAATCGGAAATGTAAAACAAGACATAGCTTATTATATCGAAAGCACTCAATTCATCGGAACATTCGTCCCGTGTAGTACCGATCCGGATACCGTATTATATTCCAAAGGAGGAAACTGGCACGATGAAAATATAATATCATCAAATTTAAGAAATGGAATCGTTGCTGGTCTAGTAGGTTCTCCAATTATTGGAAATATGCGGCTCACAACGGCTAATAATATTTCAGTTGATGTTGGAATCGGCTCCAATGGTACAGAGATTATTGGAACTTTATTAGGTTTGGGAGATGAAGTTATTAGAAATACCGATCCCGGAATTAAAAATGTTCTCAACGGTGTAACATATAAAGTATATAATGAAGATAAAATAGGCGAATTAATTGTTGCTCCAAATGATAAAGTTGTTGAGGGAACACCAAATAGAGATAGTGTTGGAACATATAGAGAAAATCCAATTATCTCATCAAATCAAATACCATCAATTCGTTCGAATTTATCCACCGGAGTTAAATAATGAGTTACCCTACAGATTATCCAACGACGATAATAACCCCATATCAGACTGTAGTTCTTTTAAACGGGATTACAGTGAGCATAGACACCATTATGTCATTTCAAGTCGCAATTGAAAAAATGATTGGACTTGACTCCTCAGAATGGGAAGTTGTTTATAGTTTTGGCGAAGTAAGAAATGTTTTCGTTAATGCGAATATTCAAAAAACATTTACAGAAGTGTATGGTCAAGAGTTAACATATAAAGTTTTACAAGAGGGAATTTATAGATGGAATGTGTTGGTCACCGCACAAGATCGAAATCCAGATACATCAATTGAAAATTTTTATTCTTATTTTACATCTTCCTTTAATTATTTTATAAATGATACGGCAATTGATGATTGTGACCCGGATTGTGGAAGTTTAATCGGTGACGGATGCGACATGCGATGGATCGATGATGAGCTTCGGCAGTATTTTTGCCTTCGCGGATTTCCGGTGACAATTTATTTAATCACAAGTTACAATCCAATTTATATCTTTGGAGAAGATCCGACAAAAACATTTGGAGCATCGTTTGTCACAAAAGCTATATGGGAACCTTCACCTGAAAATAAAACGTATGGTAAATTTGAAAAATTATCAGAAGAACAACTTCAATTATACCTTCATAAATCAACTATTCGTAAACAAATTAGGGAAGTATTATTAGCCGCTGGGTTATTTTCAGAATCCACCATAGGTCTTCCGGACACCGAGGTAACAAAAGAGGAGCGTTGGCGAAGAGAATTACAAGAAGGAGACATGATTCGAACAAATTTCAATAATATAAATTATGAAATCGTTGGTGTCAAACAAGAGCCGGATTATATGTATTTTATGAACAAATATGTTTATCAATTATTCGCTACTCCAAGATTGGTTTCTAATGAAAACATCGGAGATATGAATCCAATAACCGAAGCGGACGAAATTAGACAACAACATGATAACGAGATTAGAATAGAAAGTGAAAAAATAATCTTTTAAAGACTAAATACTATAGATGCTTTTGGGAGAGAGAAAATGTTAAATTTTTTAGAATCTAAAATATGTTTATCACGCCAAAATTGTGTTTCATGCCGGAGAGAAGAAGCGTTTAGAAAACAATTAGAATCGGAGTTTGAGGTATGGGAGTGTCCATTGGGCATTGAAATTAATGCCCCAGATGATAAATTTCCCAAAGAGGTTTTAGATAAGTATAATAAAATAAAAGAAACAATGGAAGAAAATAAAAAGAAATATGCTTTGGCAACCAAAGCGTTTGAAGAATTAGAAATATCACTATCGGGAGAAAATCTAATTCAACTTGAACTCATACGGACAGCATTTTTCCCAAATAGTAAAACTGCGGAAAAGTGTAAGTACGTTGGAATTGAAATTGGAAAAGTAGATCAAAAATGTTGTGGGGGGACAATTAAAAAAGTTTCGGCTTTTGACTGCTCTAAGCAAGTTGTCTGTACGGATAAAAAATGTAAAATATGCCAAATGTTTGAAAGAAAACTATAATGCGAGACATATTAATTTTAAACTGGAACTGTCCGGATTGTGTTAGGCTGAAGAGAGATATAAGTTTAGAAAAAGCGTATAATGATAATCCATCTGGTAAGGGGGGACAAACCCTAGTTCTTTATTACACGTTTTCAAATATTGGGCTTCAGATGCTTTTGCGCCAATTTGATATCATTGATATAAATAAATCTCCAATTCTTAAAAAGGATAACGGGGAACTACTTTCAAATCTTGAAGAAATTATCACGTATTTAAAAGAAACTTATTAAGGAGAAATCATGAAATCATATTTATTAAATTTTTTAATTGTATTATCTTTAAGTTTTGGTGGATGCGGAATAAATGGGTTATTCGGTTCTCGTATTCCCAGTGGTAATGAAGGATCAGTAGAACAACAAGAAACTAATAAATCAAAGGCTTCCGGAACGATAAAAGGAAAGATTAAACTTCCAGATTCTCCGGTACTAGATCAGTCTGGAAAAGTTCTACCAAATCAAAATGTAAAGATTGATGGTATTGAAGCTTCGTTTCCACAAGGTACAACCGGTGAAATTAATCTTGACGGGGACGGCGATGTTTCAACATATACCATTAATAGTATTTTAACAAAGTGGAAATTGAGTAGTCCAACAACCGGACTACTTATATTTGGTGGTGTATTGGTTGTGGCTGGAATAGCCTTGTTTTATTTTGGTGCATTTGGGTTTGGATCAGTTTGCGGATTGTCAGGATTTGCATTAATTGCTTGTAGTATTTTACTTGAAAAATATCCTTTAGTTATAATAGGAATACTGGTGATCGCGGTTCTTGTTGGAATATATTTGGTCTATAACTATGTTAAATCAAAGGGACTAGAACAATCAAAAACGGATGCTATGACCGTATTGTCTAAAATTGCGGCGGAGATTGAAAAGCTTCCGTCGGAGGCACAGGTATTAATTAAAACAAATTTACAAAAAGATGATGATTCGGCAACGATCAAAACAGTTGTATCAGAAGCAAAGAGCATGTAGTATTTAAATCCTCGATTGCAATAGAATTCCTCTCTCCCTTCTGTTCTTTCGAGGATTTTATTAGGATAAATAGAAAAATGTCATCAATTCTAGATAATATAAAATATGTCGCGGGTGTACTATCGTCTAAAGCATTCAGAGATTCGGAGGGTAGATGTTGGACATTATCAGGTGTTGCAACAGAATCAGAACTCGGGGATATCTTTGTTGAAGACCTACGAAGCGTTAGGATAAATAAAAATTTTCCGTGTTGTGAAATGTGTGAATGGACAAAAGAAGATGATGTTTTAGAAGCACCAGAGTGTCGTGGAGAGTGTGGAGACACACAAGTTGATAATATATTTACGGCATTTAAAGAGGAGGCAATTGAACTTTGTAAAAATAAATGTCTTAACGAATTTCCCGACATCGCCGATAATTGTGATCCTTTTTCTTTTGTCAGAATATATGGCGATATTAGAAATCATACTTGGGAATGTCATTGCTGCATATCATCTAGTTCGTCTTCGTCTAGTTCGTCTTCTAGCTCGTCATCAAATTCTTCGTCTTCGAGTAGTTCAAATCATTACGGATATGAATACTATGGATATAACTATTATAATTATGGAGAAGATTCATCTAGTTCTTCGGGTGGTTCTCATTTTGGAATTTGTCCAAATGATTGTTTAGACACGTTGAAAAATGTTTATTGGGGTGGAATTGGATATTTTGCAGCATTAGCGAAATGCCAAATTGATTGTCTTGGAAGCGATTGTAATCCGTCATATTTTGTGGTTGGCACAGATATTATTGGATGGTCATGTCATTGTTGCGACCTAGAAAACATATCCTCAAGCTCGTCAGAAAGCTCTTCAAGTTTAGTATCTTCAAGCAGCTCTAGCCACGGGGCTTGTATATATGATTGTCCAGGTGGATCGATGTATGACTATTACACTGGATATTCGGATTGTTCTACTCCGTTCCCAACAATAGAATCGGTATGTGATTATGAATATTCAATGTGTCCGTCTGTGTGCTCAGATGCCGGAAAAGTTTGGCGTATTCCATATGGCGGCGCTGTGCAAAATAATCGTCCATCTACATGTTATTTGGTTTGTTGTTGCGGGGATGAAGAATCATCTAGTTCATCTAGTTTATAAGGATGACGGCCTAAAAATTTATGGCTCGATATATTTTATCACAAATGGTTCCTATAAATGTATACAAATTATTTAATTCGGTGGATATTAATTTATGATTAATCCTTTTCAAGAAAATACTATATATTTTTCCAGCGCTGCTCTTGCTAACGTTCTTAAAGATAAAAAAGGACGGTGTTGGAAATTATCTAGTGTTATAGGAAGCTCAGAATTACCTGAAGATGCCGAAATATCAAATTTAAATCAATTTGAGCTTCAAAAAAAAGCACCGTGTTGTGAACAGTGTAATTGGAGTGAGGAGGATGATGTTATCAATGAAGGAAGTTCCTCAAGTGGGATACTTTTTTCAAGTAGTAGTTCAAGTTCAATAATATCTTCTTCATCATCTTCAAGTAATTCTTACAACTATATAGTAACAAATTGTTTAGAATTATGTGAAGATTCTGAAATTTCGGGAAATATATACCTAACATACGAACTTGCATTATTAAATTGTTTAACGCAATGTCAAATTCAATATGGTTCATTATTATGCGAGAGTATTGGCTATCTAGAAAATCATATTTTGTATTATACTTGTCATTGTTGCCACGATTTAGAGAGTTCTTCAAGTTCATCTAGTAGTTCAAGTTCATCTAGTAGTTCAAGTTCATCTAGTAGTTCAAGTTCATCTAGTAGTTCAAGTTCATCTAGTAGTTCAAGTTCAGTTGAAGACAACTCTGTGCTATCATTAAACTTTACGGGGGATAACAATTCAACATCATTCTTAGACTCGTCACCATCTAATCACATAGTAACGGCTGTTGGCGGGGTAAAAATATCGACAGAACAAAGTATTTCCGGAGGGTCATCTGGTTATTTTGATGGTCTTGGTAGTTATTTAACATGTGCTGATTCCGCTGACTGGGATTTTGGGGGAGGCGATTTTTCAATTTCAACTTATGTTCGATTTGATTCCGCTCCGTCCACAATTCAAGGTATATATAATCAATTTATCGCTTATAATACAAGAATTCAATTGCGTTATTATTCTGGAGGTGGGCAATATGGTTTAGAGTTCTATGCCGTTGATGGGGGTTCTGAGTTTGTTGACATGTTTAGAACATGGTATCCGGATGCGCTAACTTGGTATAAAATTGAGGTTCGACGAACCGGTAATACACTTTATTTGTTTGTTGATGATTCTCAACTTGGAGCATCTGAGCCCGTTTCTGGTTCTGTTCCTAATTTAAATGGTGGTATCGAAATCGGATCGGAATATGGCGGAACTCAGTATTATTTTGTTGGGTATATGGATAATTTTAAAATAACAAAAGGATAGTATATGACAACCCCAATTGAAGATTCAAAAAAAGAACTTGAATTTATAAAGGCAAAGGGAAATATAGACATTGAGTCTATATTTGATATCGTTAAACAGTCATCCAACGAGATGACATCAACGAAAAGAAATTCTAAAGATCATATCACAATTAATACTCTTGACAAAATCAAAGAAGCACTTAGTGCGAAAAAAATACAAAAAGATGAAAGAGGAATAGAGCAATTGGTTCCAGTTTATCAAGAAGAAGAAAAAGTAAAGATAATTTTTGGAATGTTGGCTGAAAAGGGATTAAATTTAATTGATAACCTTGAAAAAATACTGGAGAGAGATGGATATAGATATGCGATAGGTGGTGATGGGGGCTTTGAAGAGGGGTCAAATAAATTAATAGAGAAACTTAATGAAACATTTTCAAATACAACAAATGTATTAAGAGATATCTCCGAATTTCAGTATAAAAAATCTAAACTTGAATTAGAAAAGGAAAATTTAAGAATACAAGATTATAAAGCCAAATTAAAAGAAAAAGAGCTAATGATAAAGGAAAAACGATATTCCAATGAAAAACCAACTACGACAAATGTTCTGGCGGTCGGGAGTCAGGCAGAGCTAATACAGTTATTAAAATCTCAAAAAGAAGAAATTGATGGTCCAAAAGAAATTGATGCAAGCGTATCGGAGAAATAATGGGAACGAATAAGAATCGATTTTCACAAATTAAACAACACGAATATACAAAGGAAATGGTTGAGGAAGTTTTTAAATGTTCCCAAGATGTTATTTATTTTTCAAAATATATTACCATCGTTCACCCTGATCCTAAAATCGGAAAACACTTAATTAAACTTCGAGATTATCAAATTGATCTTCTAACACTACTTTCAAATAATGACAGAGTGATTCTAATGCAGAATAGACAGTCGGCAAAAACGACTACGGTTTGCATCTATTTATTTTGGTACTCTATATTTAATCCGGATGTTACAATCGGAATACTAGCACATAAGGATTCTTGTGCAATGAGTATCTTATCTGATATAAAAATGATGTACGATGAACTCCCGGATTGGTTAAGGCCGAATTATATCGAGTACAATGCGCACACTCTTTCTTTTGATAATGGAAGTAAAATATTTTGTGCGGCAACTTCTCCTGATGCACTTGTCGGGGAAAGCATAACAGCCCTATATTGTGATGAATTTTCTCTTGTTCCGGATGCCACAGAATTTTTCGCCTATAATTCAGCTACGGTGTCCGAGGGGAAACAGGTTATAATATCGTCAACTCCAAGAGGTGTCGGTAATTTGTTTCATAAGTTTTGGATTGAGGCGAGTAATGGACAAAGTAGATTTAAGCCATTTAGAGTTGATTGGTGGCAAGTTCCGGGTAGAGATGAAAAATGGAAGGAAGCAACTATTAAGGAAATTGGTCCTGTATTATTTGCCTCTGAGTACGGGAATAGTTTTATTGGATCGCAGTCAACAGTATTAAGTTCTGATGTTTTAAAGACGCTAAGATCAATGGAGCCGATCACAGAAGAAAAGGTTCTCAACGGTACTTGCAAAATTTATAAATCATTTAATCCTAATAAACTTTATATTGCTGCCGCAGATTTAGGATTGGGGACAGGAGCGGATTATTCAACTCTAATAATAAGTGAAGTTACAACGAGGAAGCCGACACTAAAAGATTATGAAGAGTATGAAAAGAAGAGAGAAGAGGTTCCCGAAATTATTATAGAAACTGTGGAGCAATGTTTAGTATTTAAAACAAATATAGATAATTTAACAAATGTCGGAACAAAAATAATAAAGATATTAAATGAATGGGGAAACCCGTATTTTATTTGGGAACAAAATGGAATTAGTATGACGTTGGTTGAAAGATTAATGAATGGAGATTTAGAATATGAAAATTGTTACATTCATGATAATGGAAAATTAGGAGTCCTCTCAGGCCCCTCTATAAAAATTAAAATGATCGGTTGTCTAAAAAAGAATATGGAGCTAGGAAAATTTATTATACATGATGCAGATACAATAGATGAAATGATGTGTTATATAGAAAAACAATCTTCAAGCGGTAATAAAAAGTTTGAAGGAGACGGAAAAAACGATGACCTTATAATTTGTATTGGCTGGCAGGCATTTTTACTTGATAGCCTTTGGCTCTATGATAATTTAACTTATAAATAAATTAAATTATTATTATAATTTTCATTTTTAAACACTTCCAATACAATCCGATATAATTTTATTAAAATTGGATAAAGTTAAATTAATATTACATTTCGCGTCTCTAAAATAAGTTTTATACCAATATATTTTAACTTCTTCCTTTTCTTTTTTAAACCAAAAATTTGGCATTATTGATGGGCATCCAATTTCATGATTTATTTCTAATTTATTAAAATTGTCGTCAACTCCGCAATTACAAATATCCGTTAAACACTTTCCATCATTATATTTAATGTTATGCGCTATACAAAGTCTACGCTCTTCATTTGCTCTTATAGCTTTTAATTTGTTGCAATTATTATAATCTTTATGATTTTTAAAGGCTTCGTTTAAAGTCTTTATTTCATTTTTAAAACAATCGGATTTATGCGGATTATTTAATATGAACGAATCATATTCTTTTTTATAAGAGCATAAACATTTTCCAAAATAATAAGGATGAAGTTCAAAAATATCGTTAACAAAACTGCATCCGGTATGATGTTTGAAATGTTCAATTCCGGTAATTCTGGTAACGAGAGAATCTAAAATTTCTTCAAATCCACTAGACCGATTTATAGTATGCATTTTTTCTCCTAATTTAAATAATCATTATAACATAAAATATTTATTTGTCAAGAGAAAAATTTTAAAATCATAAATATAATAAGAAGGAATAAGAAGGAATAAGATGAAAAAGAAGTTAAAAAATAAAAATATTTTCCCCCCCGAATCTGCTGAACCTGGAAAAGCTGAAAATCCTCAAATGGCCTTAGGCAACCCAACTAATGCAGCCGCCATATCGGCTGGATATGCGGGGTTAGATTCTGTCGGATCGGCGATGGAAGAAAAGAAAGAATTAATGGAAAGATACTTTCAACATTTAAGAGAACTTCGGAGAAGCTAGTGCAGAATTCAGATTGTCTCCAGTGTTTTTGCAAACACATCGCAACTGCAAATGTATACGAAGAAGAGGCAAAACTCGGATATCCTCTACACAAATGGCTTGCTGTGGGCCAGTTGGCGGCGGCAGAAAATGAAGTTTTAACAAAATATCCCGAGTTATCTGAAACAACGAGGGAATATCGGAAGCAATTCATGGATAACGACTCGCCGGTCCCAACATTGGAACTTATAAATTTAGCTCTTAACATACTTGAAGAAGAAAATAAAAAAGACATTCTGAAAATTGATGGGAGTAATAAATAATAATGGGAACGAGAATAAATCAGACTAGATTTACTCTGAGGTTAAAGTAAAACGCAAATAACCATCTTCTCTTTCCCTTAATTTAAACATCCTTGGAGAAATCCAAGGATGTTATTTTATTAAAATACTAAATACTTTATAATAGGAACCATCATGCAAAAGCCAAATTCCGAATATTTTTATTACAATAGTATACGAAACTCCATAATTGCATTTTTGAGCATTTTTAGAAATTTAAAGGTTGTAGATGCTCAAGACGAAAATGAAACGGTGGCTAATGTAAAAGAGACATTAGTTGATATTACATATACACCAAAAGAACGAACTTATTATGAAGCACTTTATCAAAAATTAAATCCATCTTCAGAGTTTGAAAACAAGGTGCCAGCATTTTCCGTTGCAGCATCTACAATCTCTTATGATTCATCAAGAGCATTAAATTTTTATAGAACTCGAAGAATAAAACAAAATGCAAAACAATATAATGATCGAATGCCAATACCTTATAACATAACAATGAATATGTTTATATTAGCGAGATATGAAGGACATATTTTTCAAATCGTAGAAAACATTGTTCCCTTTGTTTCTCCATTTGTAATTATTCGTGTTAAAGAAAACACAACATACCTAAAAGAAACTCCAAGAGAAATAAGAATTGATTTTTCTGGAGACATAACAAGAGATATCCCTATTGAGTACGCAGACACGGATAAACGTCATGTTAAAGGACAATTAGACTTTGTAATTAAGACATTTTTGTATAAACCATTGACAGAGGCCCCCGGACCAATTCTCCATATTCCTATTAATTTTTATAAAAACCCGTCGATGGATGAAATAAATGACTTTATAGATTTTACCGAGGTAATAGGGCCAAATTGGACAGGATAAACATAAATTTATAAAGTTTTTTTAATCATAAGTGCTAAATAACAATAGAATAATAATTAAACTAACTGGAAAAGGAATTTATATATGGTAACAATAAAAAGCGGTCTTTCTCCGGCTGTTAGAGTGAAAGAAATCGATTTATCTGAGTATGTCAGTAATCAAGTTAGTACAATAGCATTGCTTATTGGTAATACCACTAAGGGACCAGCGTTTAAGGTAGATATCGTCCCCGATGAGAGAACATTTCAAGAAAAATATGGAAGTCCGACCGACGAGACAGTTCAAACATATTTCGCGGCAAGTGGTTACTTGGCTAGAGGCTCGAATCTAGTTTTTACTCGTGTTGTTGATCGTCCGACTGCTAAAGTTGCTGCCATTGGGTTTGGAATAGACGCCGCCGGAACATTTCCTGAAGTTGCAAATTTAGACCCATTGACATTCGTAAATGATACTGAGAATTATCCCGAGGTTGTATCCGGGTCTACCATCGTCGATCAAAGTGAAATTGAATCCTTTTATGGAACAACTTATGCCGGTGTTCAATCGTTTTATACAAGACACACGGCCAACCGAGCACTTCCAAGAGTTCGAAATTCGGTTTATGAAATTGGTGATTTAGTTCATGATGGGTGGTATGAAATTGGAGCAAGCACCGTTGAAAAATTTAACGGGCAAACAACAACAAATAAGGGAGCATGGGACGCCTCAACCGATGTCGCTCCTGCTGTATCCCCAACCGACGGTGATTATTATGTCGTTTCTGTAGACGGGGTAACTACATTTGGAGTCGATAGAACTTGGGTTGCTGGTGAAATTATTGTCTATGATCTTGATTATCCAAATGACACGAGTACAGGTTATGGTAACTGGAGAAGGTTAATTGCTACCTTCCGTCCAAATGGAAGAGTATATCGTTGCATCGTCGATGGATTGACAAGTACCGATTTTAACACGTCAGGTGAACTTGCTCAAGCGATTAGTGATGGAATCGTTTTAAACGGTGAAGTTCTTGGTTGGAACACGACCATGGATTCGACCACGGTAGATGGTGAAGTTACTTGGAAGAGAGTCCTTTGGATTGATGCGTCAACAACCGGAGGAATTAATTTCAAGCATGGCTCAACCGTATCTCCGGAATACTATGATCCTGACGACACCGGCACGTTTGATTATAACGTTGAGATTAATGGCGAAGAGAAGGCGGAAGATTTAGTAATTGCGGCAATTGGACCGGGAGAAGTATATAATGATTATTATATTTGTGTTCTCGGTTGGAGAGATTGCGAACAATTAAAGAAATATCCATATTCATTAAGCGTTCCGAGAGCATATATGCAATCAAATTCTCCGGTTCCAGCTAACTTTGCTGATTGGGGAAACGCAACAATTGGAACATTATATCGTCACTTCTTATCAAAAGTCACTTATAAACAGTTTGTAGATAGATTTGATTTTATCAATAGTCTTCCTGCGAATCTTCCGAAGAACAATAAGGAATTTGGAATCTTTGTTCTAACTTATGATGCCGACGCAAATTCATGGAATCAAGAGGAATATTTCAGGGTTTCAACCAATAAGAATGCCTTCGATGAGAATGGCTCTAAATTGTTCGTAGAGGATGTTATCAATAATCAATCGAATATAATTAGAGCGAAGTTGTCGGACACTGTTCTGAACGCGGAAATAACAACAACGCTTCCAGTTGAATTATCCGGTGGATATGTCGGCGATCTTGAAACATTCTTTGAAGTAATTGAAGATGAAGATCGTGCAAATGGAGAGCCAGTTTCTTTAACTGGAGAGTTAATCACCGCTTGTGATATGTACCGTGAACAAGATATTGATATCGATGTTATTATCGAGGGTGACAAGCCGGTTGCTGCTAAAAAGGAATTGGCTCAATTAGCGGAAGATTTAAACGGTGAAGCAATTGCAGTTCTTGACGTTCCTTATGAATATCAAACACCAACAAATATGATTGAATGGGTGAGCGAAACGCTCTTGCTTAATACAAGTTATGCTGCTCTTTATCATAATCGTTCAAGTATCTATGATAAATATAATGGTATTTATCGTTGGGTTGCGAATTCCGGTCGGGTTGCTGGTGTTTACGCTTGGGTCGATAAAAATTATTATCCTTGGTATGCGCCCGCCGGTATGAACCGTGCAACTCTGAACGAAGTTATTGATATCCGAGAAAAATTTAGACTCCCATCTCGTGATATTCTTTATGCTAATCGAATTAATCCAATTGCTATAATTCGTAACGCAGTTACGGTTTATGGGCAAAAAACATTGCTTGATAAAGATAGTTATTTAAATCGTGTAAATGTTCGTAGACTACTTTGCTATCTTAAGAGAAAGAGCCGTAGACTCGCCGAGCAGTATGTATTCGAATTCAACGATGAATTCACAAGGGCAGAATTGACTGGTATTTTTAATGAATTCTTACAGTGGGTTCAAAACAATAGAGGTCTTGAAGAATTCTTGGTTGTTTGTAATGAAGTTAATAATCCATCAATTGTTCGAGAGAATAATGAACTGTATATTGATCTTTACGTCAAGCCGACCCCTGTTGCCGAATTTATCTGGCTGCGCTTCTATATCACTCGTTCTAGTGTAAACCTACAAGAACTTGCAACAAGAGTCACACCAACTGTCAATGCGGCCTAATTAAAATATAAAGGGAAATAAATATGTATAGTTTAAATAATTTTAGAGAAAAAATTAATGACATAGCAAGACCGTATCATTTTCTTTGTACATATAAAGGCGGGTGTTTTGATCGGTTGGGTGATGCTGGGCTGATGACTGCGGGTTTGAGAACAACTGCTCTTCCCTCATTGACAGTTTCGACGGTTCCGATTAATTATTTCGGTATGATTTATAACATAGCGGGCGCTCCAACATATGATCCGTTGACTTGTCAATTTCTCATAGACGCAGATTATACCGTAAGAGAAGCTTGGAAGAATGCTTTAGAAGCTGTTTTTAAGTATAACGAGGGAACTGGACCGGTTTGGGCAAGACCAACTCAATATATGGGAACGGTAACTCTTCAACAAAAGAACACAGAGCGTCAAACGGTTGCAACTTATGTTCTAAGTATGGCTTGGATAAGTGTTTTGGGAACAATAGGATATGATCAAGGAACAAGAGATAATCCATTAGTATTTGATGCTACTATTTCTTATAGCTATTATACAAAAAAATAATCAAATAAGAATTTAAAGTGTTATAAAATAACCCTCTAATTTAGGGGGTTATTTTTATTGAAGACTAAATACTTATGGATATTATCAGGAGAGAACACATGGACCCAAAAGAAATTAGAATACCACAAGGACCGCTTAACATTCCAATATCAATGGAAAGAAAAACAGCACAACTGTCTCCGGAATACCTGGATTCAATTATTAACAATCCAAATGAGCACACGCAAGTTAAAAAACAAGCATTGGAAATGAAAAATAATCTTTTCCCGGATAAGAATATAAGCACGTCAGAGGAAATCGTTGAGCAGACAAAAATAAAAAATGTTAAATCTTTATTTGAAAAGGATTTAACGAAAAATACAATTGGGAATGAAATGCTCCCGTCGGCAAAAACATCCGATCAAAACGTGTTCTCACCACCGGTTGGGTATAAAATAATCAAAGAGGATTCCAAAAATAATCAAAATTTAACTATAAAAACACTAAATGAAGAAAATTTCAGTAGTATTATTACAAATTT